AAAGTATTTAGTAAGCACATTAACAAAGGGTGGTATTCAGTTAAGTATAGGGGACACCCAGGAATAGGGGACTATAGCAAATTACTATGGCCTAATTTCAGAACGGCTGAGTTTTTTAAAGAAGAGTATGCAAGGTTGGCAGCAGACGGACAGGCAGATGTTTACTCTGCAGAACAACTAAATCAACCTTTGGATGAGACAAATGCATATTTTAAAAAATCAGACTTTGTTGATATCCCCATTGATACAAGAAAAAAATTAGAAATGGGCGAACTCCTTCTGAATTACTATGCCAGTGCAGACTTAGCTATTTCTAAAGCAGAACGAGCAGATTATACGGTAATGGGAATAGTTGGAATTGATGCCACAGGCCAACTATATTTAATGGATGTAATACGAAATAGATTTGATGCAAATGAAAGTGTTGAAGAAATATTCACATTGGAAAAAAGATATCATCCTGATATGTTCTTTATAGAGAAGGGAACATTGCATCAAGTTGTCACTCCATTAGTTGCAAGAGAAGCAAGAACACGTAGACTATTTCCAAACTTGGAACAAGTCTATGCCCCCGGAGACAAACGGGCCAAAGCAAGAGGGATACAAAAGATTTTGAGAAGTGGTAGACTGTATATAGACAAACGAGCAGAATGGTATCCTGCATTTGAAGATGAACTGCTTCGTTTTGACAGAGGCACATATGATGACCAAGTAGATATGGTGGCACTATTTGGTTTACGATATGATGATATGGCAAATGCTCCTACCCAAGAAGAAAAAGAACAAGAAGAGTGGGAAGAAGAATTTGAAGAAGACACCAAGATCGGGGCAAACCCAGTTACAGGATACTGATAATATGGAACTTGAGACCACATTGAATATTTCTGATGTTATAGATCATCATAATGTTGCAGAACTCCTTTCCGAAAAAGACTTGTCAACTATTGCAGGACAAGTAATACATGATTATAAACTTGATTTGGAATCACGGTCTGATTGGGAACAAAAGAACGCAGATTCTTTAAAACTAGCTTTACAAGTTTCTGAACCAAAGACTGTGCCATGGCCCAATTGTGCAAATATGAAATTTCCTCTCATTACTGTAGCGGCAATGCAAGGACATGCACGAGAGTACCCAGCATTGATCTATGGTACTGAGATTGTGAAATGCCGAGTGGTAGGTAATGATTCTGATGGAGAGAAAACCGCACGGGCCAATCGTATTTCTGCACACATGAGTTATCAACTTCTTGAAGAAAGTCCTGAGTGGGAAGATCAGATGGATCGCGTAATCTTTACCAAATATATTGTAGGGTCTGCATTCAAGAAGGTATATTTTGATCCTTTCTTAAACTATATAGTTTCTGAAAATATCTTGGCACAGAATTTAGTAATTCCATATAATGCAAAATCTTTGGAAAAGGCGAGTAGACTTACTCACGTAATTGACTCACTCTCAAAGAATGACATTTATGAGAGAGTAGTAAAAAACATTTATTTGGATGTACTAGATGGTTGCACAGATCGAATTGTCAAAGAGACAAATGAAATTCAAGAAATTTCTGACAAAGTGCAAGGAATGCGTCCTGTCCTTGGTGATGAAGATGCTCCGATTACTTTGTTGGAGCAACATCGTTATCTGGATTTAGATGGTGATGGGTATGCGGAACCATATATTGTCACTGTGTCGGAACCTCACAGAAAGGTACTGAGAATTGTTGCTCGGTACTACAAAGATGGAATTATCTACGGAACTAAGAATGGTAAGAAAGTTATTTTTCATATCTCCCCTGAGAAGTATTTTGTAAAGTATGGAATGTTACCCTCCCCGGATGGTGGCATTTATGACTTAGGATTTGGCTCATTACTTGGGCCTCTCAGCCACACAGTAGATACAATTATTAACCAATTGCTTGATGCAAGTACATTAAGAAACCTAGGAGCAGGTTTCCTTGGACGGGGAGCCAGACTAAGAAGAGGTGAAAATCAATTTAAACCCGGAGAATTTAAACAAACAGACAGCACAAATATCAAGAATGATGTAACATTGTTGCCCACACCAGAACCCTCACAAGTTGCATTTGCATTACTTGGATTAATTATTAATTATGGTGAGAAAATATCAGGGGCGAATGATTTAATGACTGGGCAAAATATTGGACAGAATACTCCAGCTAACACTGCAATGGAATTGGTCAAACAAGGATCAATGATCTTTAATAGTATTTTCAAACGCACATATCGAAGTTTGAAAGAAGAATACCGAATGATTTATAGATTAGATCAACTTCATATTAGACAGACTAAATCATTTACTGACTTATCAACCGGAAAAGATGCTATGATTCTCCCCTCTGACTATATGGGGAAGGATACCGATATTCGTCCTGCTGCTGATCCTAATGTTGCCGGTGTGGAAAAGAGAATGCAACAAGCATTGTTTCTTAAACAGGCATCAGTAAATGGACCGGGATATCAAAAAGACCCAGTAGAAAGAAGAATGCTTGAAGCTGCAAATATTCCATATATTGATGAGGTATGGAAAGCAGGAAGCACACCTCCAGTTGATCCTAAGATTCAAATGGAAACAGCAAAATTACAATTTGAATCTATGAAACTAAAAGCAGATATGCAATATAAGATGCTTAAATTGCTGCAGGATGCAGATAAGATTAGGGCAGAGGTTCTAGAACTGAATGCACGGGCAGAGCAAGAACTAGCGCAAGCTAAAGGAGTTGGAACAGGACATGCAATTGCTATGTTGCAAACAGAAATAATGGCAAAGAAGAATCAAGTTGATGGAAATTTAAAAGCAGTAGAGGTTATTCAAGGAATTTTGGAATCAATGAATCAACAGCAAGGAGGTGAAAATGGAACAGTTCAATCCCCGATGCAGCCCGGAGGAATTGGAGCAATGGCAACGGCACCCAGTGAGCAGGGAGGCTTTGAGATACCTCCGGTGGCTACAGGAGCAGCTTAAAGAAGACTGGGCAAATGGACTTATGGTTGGTAAAACACCAGAAGAAACTGGGTATCAAAGTTCGGTAGGGGTAGCAAAGTTTGGAATTGTAAGTGAGATAATTGAGGATTTGTTTATAACACAGGAGAGCACAAATGGAAAATAAGTCAGGATGGTTCCCACTTTTGCATAAGATTATAATTCTTCCAGAAGAGACAGAAATGGAAAAGTTGGAAAAGAAAACAGGATTTATCATTCCCGGATTAGAAGGAGAGCGGGAAGCACAAGTGCAAGTTCGAGGAACTGTAATTGCTGTTGGACCGGAGGTATTTAGTGACCAACCACACAGTATTGTCCCGATGCCCGGAGATGTGGTAATGTTTAGCAAGCTATCTGGTTACTTTTTTGATGGTGAGGACGGAATTAAATATCGAATGATTCAAGACCTAGACCTTGCAGCAGTTAAAGGACGGAAATAACATGAGCGACAATGAACAAACAATGACACCAGAAGAAGTTCTTCAAAAAGCAAAAGACCAAGGATATGATCCCGATAGGTACAGCAAAGAAGACTCTCGGTGGAAAACACCAGAACAATTCTTGGAATTTGGTGAACAACTAAATCCAATTCTCCAAGAAAATAATCGCAGGCTGCTTGAAAAAAATAAAGCACTTGAAGTTAAGATTGAGAATATTCAAAAAGAGGTTATGAAGTTTGCTAAGTTACATGAGGAAACTCAAAAGGAAGCATATGCAAAAGCATTGGAGGATTTAAGAGCACAACGAAAAGACGCATTGGCAAGTGGGGACTACGATTTGGCGGAAGAGGTTACAGAGAAGATTGAGTTGACTAAAGAAGCACAAAAAACAGAGACCTCTGTAGCATCTTCTGAGGCAGCTTCTCCACAAGTTCCCATGGAAATACAAAATGCTTATAATGACTTTTTGAACGACAACAAATGGGCTGACATACAAAGCCCTGAGTATAACGAGGAAATGGAGGCATTTGCTCTTGCATTAGGAGCAGTTAGGATTAAACAAAAAGGGCAACCAAAAACGGCAGAAGAATTTAAAGAGCACTTGAAAAATGTTACAGAGAAAGTAAAGGCTCGGTTTTCTGAAAAATTTGAGACTGAGCAGGTCGCCGCTAAAGTAGAGGGTGGTGGATCAAGTGGAAGTGGCAAACGAAGTGTGTTGACGGGAAAGAAAACGTATGCAAATCTTCCCAAGGAACATCAGGAATCTTGTGATCTTTTATGCAAGACAATTGATGGCTTCACTGTTGAAAAATATTTAGCTACTTACAAATGGTAATTAGGAGATAGGAAATGGACAATGACAAAACAACACAAGCAGTACGAACTTCTGCTGAACGCATCAGTACAGAAGCAAGAAGGCAGCGAAGAGATATTAATGGGACCACTAAGCACTTACATCTTGATCCCAGAATAGTTGAGGAATTGAAAAAAGAAGGTCATTTGTGCTGGGTAAATGATGATCTTAAAGGTCACTTACATTATCTGGAAGAAATAGGTTACAGATATGTCACAAATCGTGAGGCATATGGAGATAGAAAAGACCTTGACCCTGAGGGCAAGGTGGTGGTTCGTTATGGTACTGCAGATGATAAGAATAACCCCCAAGATATTTACTTGATGGTTCAACCTTGGATGTTTTACGAGGAAGATATGGCATCTTTGGATGCTTCTAATAACAAGTTGGATCGTTTAATTGAAACTGGGGAGAATGATGTCACAAAGAGTACCGGAAGAACTATTGAATATTTGACTCATAAAAATGATAAGAGGTAAACTAAATGGCTAACGTAAATGCTCCTTTTGGGGGCCGTCCCGTAGGTCATTTGAATGGCTCTTCTTACAATGGTCAGTGCAATCTGTACTATGTTCCGGCAACAAATGGGGATGCATTACATATTGGGGATTTTGTAAAGAGTGCCGCTCAAGGTGACGCTAACGGTGTTCCCGGAGTAGATAAAGCTGCTGCTGGGGATACACCAAGGGGGATTGTTGTTGGTATATTGGGAGTCTATCCGGGAGTAACAATGCAGGGCGCTGCCCTGAATTTGGAACAACCGGGATATATTTCTGCAACGAATGCTAACCCAGTATATATATTGGTTGCTGATGAACCTGATTTGGTGTTTGAAATCCAAACAGGGGCAACTGCTACTAATCTTGTTGTGACAAAGTTGAACAACAACTTTGACATTACTGTGGCTGTGCCTTCTCCAGCAACTAATCCACTGTCTGCAACAATCGTAGATAACTCTACAATTAGCACTACCAACACCAGAGTATTCAAAATGCGCGGTTTGGCAAAACGACCAAACAATGTAGTTGGTGCTTATGAAGTGGTTTTGGCAAGTTTCAATTTGCATGAGCTATCCAGTGCTGGTACTACGGCAATTTAATAGGAGAACATAATGAATACTCCAATTAATACCGGCACATTCCTTAAGGGCATGTGGCCCGGTGTAAGTGAGTGGTTTCAAAAAGCAGGAGAAGATTATCCATTACAACATGCAAGAATCTTTGAACAACGCAAATCTAGCCAAGCATGGGAAGACCTCGTAGAATATACAGCATTTAGTCTTGCTCCTGTGAAGGACCAAGGTGCTGCAGGTGCCTATGATTCCCATTTGCAAGGTGATGTGGCTCGGTTTATACATCTTGTGTATGAAAATGGTTATCAAGTTACTGAGGAAGAAATTGAAGATAACTTGTATCCAGTTCTTGCACAATCCCGTACCAAGGAACTGCGTAGGTCAATGGATAAAACTCGTGAGTATGTTCATGCCCAAGTATTCAATAGGGCTGGAACTACTGGGTATAATGGTCCTGATGGTGTAACTCTGTTGAATACCGCACATACGTATAAGACTGGATATACATATGCCAATAGGCCCGATCCTGATGTGGAATTGAATGAAGCGTCAATTGAGGACATGATTCTTTTGATGCAGAGTACGCTGGATTCCAGAGGACTTCCTGCACTGCTCCAACAACGGCGTTTGATTGTTCACAGGAACGAGCAATTTAATGCGGCTAGGATTCTTCATAGCCCATATCGTCCCGGTGGCTCAGACAATGATATTAATGTATTGAAGGCTCAGAATATGATTCCTGAAATTTTGATATGGCAATATCTAACAAATGCCGGTGCATGGTTTATCCAAACTGATGCTCCTGCTGGCCTGATTACTATGAATCGTAGGCCCATCACTTTGAGAGATGACAATGACTTTGAGACTACCAATGCGAAGTACAAAGCCAATATGCGTTTCTCTTGTGGTTGGGCAAACGCTCAAGCACTCTTTGGGACAACTGGTGCATAATCGTGATGGGGGGCGAAAGTCCCCCATTTCTGGAGAAACCAAAT